ACCGCCGACATAAATTCCAGCGGGTTCATCGGTGCCTCCGGGGTATTTACTGCGTATTAAATAAAATCAGGCCCGAATTTGAAAGCGATGACATGCTTTTCTCCAAGCCTGTTCTGCAGTCGGTGAGGTGCGCAGGATCTCCAGCAGGGATTTAACCCTGTCTCGATACGCCTGCGTTACCTGCCCGCCAGTCATCCAATTGTATGCCGTTTGTCGCGTAGCTCCTGTCGCCTTGGAAATCCGCAGCACTGAGAAATCTAAATGCACCGCCCAGCGTCCTAGCTGATTACCGAGTGTTTTCGGAGCCTTTGCAACCGCTTGCTTGATAGATGGCGCATAGGACATCAGTCATCCTCGCCCCACTGTGCAGCCACACTAGCAACATCCTTGCGCTCTGGCAACGTTGGTGCAGTCGGCGTCGTCTTGAGCACGGGTTCCGGTGCAGGGGATTCAACAGGTGCTGCGGGCTTCTTCGGTCTTCCTCGGCCTTTCTTGGGCGTTGATGGAGCTTCTGTGGCTGCAGCAGGTGGAGCCGGTGGAGGAGGATCGTCATCAGCAGGTTCTTGCACAGGGGCTACTACTTTCGCAACTTTCTTCGCGGGTGCTGCGGGGGCCACTTTGTCCATCTGGGAGACAGTCATCGTCACGGCCCTCACCGCATCGTCAGTCGTGCCCTTCGCTTGCGTAACAGCGTACTCGCTATCGACCAGCCAGCGCATCGGCTTGAAGAACAGCTTGGGGTTCGCTACCGACACGTCAAACTTCAACCGCGTGATGAACTGCTCGACTTGAGCGTTGTTGGCAGCTAGGTACCGTGCGTACGCTTGCAGTGGGCGGTTGTCGCCTTCTTCCTTACCGAACAGGGACTGCGCCGGTAGGTTGAGCTGCATCACGTCACCTTCAATGTCGTTAGCCAGTACTGCGGCTACACGCTGCGAGAAGCGGCATGCACGGCTTTCTTCGTTACCAGACCCCTTCACGTTCTGCTCACAGGTGGCACACGATTCGGACTGCTGGTTGGAGGCCGTTGCATTGGGCGTTACACCATCAGCCGACCAGCAATCAGGTGCAGCAGGTGCGTCTTCATCGAATGCTTTGGAGAAGTACATGCGCCCGATATGCGCAGCTGCACGTACGATTACTACATCCAGAAACCGCTCCTCGATAGCAGCTACTTCCTTACCGTCACTGATCAAGCGGAACACCCCGCCCTTGATGGAGATGCGCTTACCGGGGAAGCCCCCGCCACCCGCTAGTGACTTCGTGAGTGCTGATGCTTCCTGCTTAGCCAGCGCGTATTCGGGGCGCTGCTTGGGATCGAATAAAACAACGTTTGCCATGTTTGTTCCTTAAGTTTTGAAAGTGCAGTTTGTGATAGTAGTGCCATTAACGCTGCACAATGTGCTCAGTGCCTGCAGCGCTGCACGCTTCGTGTTACCAGAATCATCAGAGTTAAGAATATCCATAATTGCTTTACGCGCTTCCTTGAGGGCACCCTTTCTTACGCCGATATGAATTGCAGTTTTCTTTTTCATGCCGTGGGTTTCCTAACGCTCACTACGTACTCGCTATCTGCATTCAAACCGGGCGGCACTACGCCGGGGTTATCTTCCAGAAACTTCGTCATGTTCGTTTGCGCGATGCGCTTTTCAAAAAGATCCAGCACATCATGTTGTACGACGAACTTTTTAAATTCATCCCAGTCCTGCGTCCAGTAGCGTGTTTTCTTGCTGATAGATGCGGTGCCGAAGTCCGTCTTAACCGATGTCACACCTAGCGTCTGCATCTGGTCTTTCATTTCATTGGCGATCATTTTGCGCTGTTCGCCCAACTCAGCCATTTCAGCTTCGTACGCTTTCGTTTTTTCTTGAATCCTAGTTCTAATTTTGATGTAGACCTTCGTCAGTTTGTCCATTGGTAGTGTTTCGGTTTTCATGTCCATGTGTTCTCCCGTCTGTCTATTTTTAGGCATACTACTTCACCCTCGATCAACCTGCAAGCTCCTCTTCATAAATCTTCAACAGCATCGAGTGGTCCTGCACCTTGCCTGCCAGCCTGCTGAACATACGCCGCTCGATGTCGCTGCCCTCCATGTGAATCACAGTGACGTGATCCGATGTCTGCCCCTGCCTGTCCGTACGTGCGATGCACTGGATGTAGGACTCAACTGACATTACCGGCCCCCACAAGACAACTGTATCTGCAGCAGTCAGGGTGACGCCGTGCTGGGCTGCTTGGGGCTGGATAATGAGTACTTGTGGCGTATCGGTGGTTTGGAACTGCCTGAAGATCTCCGTGCGTTTCGTATGGGGCACGCTGCCGTTGATCTGAGCGCAGGTGATGCCCTTCTTCTGCAGGTAGGTGTATATGACATCCATACTGTGCCTGAACAGCGTGAACACCAGCACCTTACGGGGAGTCTCCCGTAGTACCTCCACCAACACGTTCAGCCGGGGCGTACAGTCGAACTCCACCACCTCCCGGTTGTCGGTGTACGCAGCCCCTGCGCTAATCTGGAGCAGCTTGTTGACGCCTGCTGCGGCGTTGATAGCCGTTATCGTCTCCCCAGCCGCCTGCATGATCATCTTGTCCTTCATCAGCTTGTAGTACTTCTGCTGCTGAGCGGTCATGGGTACTTCACGGGTCTCTGTCATCACGGGTGGTAGATCGAGACATTCAGCCTTGGTGTGCCTTATCGCAGGTTGCAGCGCAGCATGTACTTGCGCGTAAGCGTTGGACTTCGGCAACCACTTGAACATCGTCGCCTTGTACATCACCTTGTCACGCCACGCCGTGAAGAACTTGGGCACCTTGTCGGGTGCAACCAGCTTGGCCAGACCGTACGCATCTTCGGGGGATTGCGCTGCAGGCGTACCGGTCATCATCCACAGGTGGGTGCTAGGCTGCATGAGGCCAGCTAGAGTTTTCCACCTGCGCGTAGTGACGTTCTTATATGCATTGGCCTCATCAGCGATGATCAGATCGAACGTGCCGTCCTGTCTTATGGTGTCCGCAATCAGTGGCAGACCATCGTAGTTGGATATGACGAACTGGTAGTTCTTCTTGATTATCTCGCGCCTACGCTCTGAATTCTGGTGGTGGCACACCACAGCGCTGCGGTGGATGATGCTGTTACCTAGATCCCCCATCCATGCCGAGTGCATGATAGACAGCGGGCACAGCACCAAACACCGCCGCACGATACCGATCTGCATTAGATAGTCCGCTGCCCAGAGCGCAGCCAGTGTCTTACCTACACCCGGTTCGCTGAATACGAACGCCCGCTTATTGAGCGTGAGGAACGCCGACGTTTCTATCTGGTGCGCAAACGGCGTGTACCTCCCCGGCCATGCATACGAGCGCATGATGGGTGAGGGTACGTCGCGCACCCCCAGATTCTTCAGTACACGCGCCTCATCCAGCCCCCAGTGCACAGCGACTTCATACATGCCGCCGCCTACAGGCTTGAGCACCCTGCTTTTGGGGATCATTGCGTAGCGGTCAGGATGCCGCGTACGTAGTACCAGCGCTTTGTTGTCTACGATTTCCATTATGTAAGTATCCGCATGTGCCAATGCCCATCTATTTTATTTATGTCTAAACGTCCAGCTTTATCTAGCCGATAACACGCAAGATCAAAGAAGCGATCTTCTTCAATTAATTCATCCGCCGTAATAGAGGCGTATCCGTATCGGGCTATCCACAGATTCTCTAAGGTGTCTAGTGGCGTACCGAACACTTCATGCTTAAAAAATTCGCTGACTGTTGGTTGTGGCATGTCCCGTGGATTCACTGGTGCGCCAAAAATACTTTTCCAGTTTGACCACCCGTAGCTATAGTTCGTTGCGTAGAGCGCTTTAACCCCCGGCAGCAGTGCCTTTGCGAAATTTGTTACAGCCATCACTCACTCCGGGGGCACGCGCCCGTGCCATGCAGAACCGATAATTACGTACTCGACTTTGTTCAGGTTCATCAAACGAAATGCACTCAATCTAAAAAACGTGTCCTGTTCAATCACACCATAGTGAATAAATCCATGACCGAACCGGGCTATCCACATATTCACCAACGTTTCTATAGGCGTGTCGAATACTGCGTGTGACAGCTCATCCACATCACGCACTTGCGGGGTCATTTCACCGAAGCCGTTATCTGGCGGCATGGACCATGCAACAGTACCGCTCGTTGCTGAAGTTGAAAGCGTGTTACTTGGCCACTGCGTTCCTGTTGATGTCGTTGTTGCGTAATCTGCTACTGCCATCTCAATGCTCCTTGTCCACGATGCGTAGTACGGTCTTACGCGCGGAGCCACCAGCACCACCAGCACCACCACCTACACCACCTACACCACCTACACCACCTACACCACCTACACCACCTACACCACTTAGTGCACTAGCGCTCGGTGCCCACGCCATCGCTGTCGCTGTCGCATTATTTACTGGCTGCTGCCCCTGTTGGTATTTGTTCGGTGATTCCGGATCCCACACGGTGTGTTCTTCC